AGATTTTAAGTCTCCTGTCTCTGCCGTTGGACTACACTCCCGAACGACTCAAGTAGGACTCGAACCTACGACCGACTGCTTAGAAGGCAGTTGCTCTACTCCAACTGAGCTATTGAGTCAATATAGGACTACCGAGAATTGAACTCGGTTCACACCGTTATAAGCAGTGGGCATTAACCAATATGCGATAGTCCCGAACTTGACCTAAACTCCTGGTAATAAAACTAAATCTGGTAGTTCCTTTAAACCTGCATGAACTAATCTATGACAATTAGCACATAATGGAACACACTTGTCAACCTCCTCTTTTAATTTGGAATATGGTCCTGTTCTAACGAGACCTGTTATACTTACTGTTTTTTCGCTATTGTCTGCATGATGAAGATCCATGCAGCACAAAGGATACCCTATGTTACAAATAACACAAGGATCTGATTTAGCATCGTCTACTAACTTCTGTCTATTCTTTGGACCTTTTTGATTGGATCTTTTAGTTTTACCATTCTTTCGAGCCCACTCTCGTTGATACTCTCTATTCTTCTGTTTGTCCTTTATGGGCATGTAAAACCTCCAATGCTTTACGTACTTCAGGAGTCTCCTCCCAACTCCACTCTTCCTCACGACCTTTTTTGTCGATCTTTTTAAATGTTTTTTTCACAGTTTCAGATTCACGTAGTTTCATGGTTCTCTTGATTCTAATTCAGATATAGCATCAACTGGGACTTCATTCCCACCTATATTATACCAATGTTCCATCTCTCCTGACTTATAACTTTTACGTTGACCAAGATATTCTAGATCAGTGAATGTATGTTCTCTAAGCATTGCTTGAAGACGATAATGGATGAGTTCTGATTTTTTCATTCGAAAAAGTTTAAGTTGATAACAGACTTAACACGTGCATCAGTTTGACTGACACCTCTATGTTTCAAGTTTGCTGGAAATTTGACTAAACGGTTAGCAATACATTCAGTTATTGTACCATCTTCAAACTCTGTATATCCATCACATGTATTAATATAATATATGGCGGTTGTCATTGTTTTAGAAGGAACTGGTTCATCATGTATAATTTCTGCCCAATCATAGTGAAAATCACTAAAAAATCTATTACTCTTTAGAGGTTCTAGATTTGCTTTAACTTTATGCAATGCAATAAAATCAAGTCTGTTTATGAGAGGTAGGATGGATTGAAAATCCTGAGAGATTTCATATCTAAAAGGTCCACCAAATGATTCTTGAAAATAGAATGGATGAATAAATTGATAGTTATCCGTATCGTTTTCATTTGGACCATGTGTGACCTTATGTTGTTGATATGTCCATTGTAACCCACCAAGCAGAAATTGCTCTATTTGTTGATGATCTTGATATGATAAGAAATTTTCTAATATTTCCATAGTGTAGAAGGGGTATCTCACCCCCAGTAGGTTATTTGGGTAACAAGGCTAACCTGACCCCGATCTCTCTAGACAGTCGCTAGTTCACGAGTGCGAGAGAATGCTACGATGTTATTCGCAGCAGGTGTATCTGTTTTTGCAGATGTTGTTTGCTTATCCAAGCAGGTTTCAGTCCCGATCCTTGTACCCTGTCGAATCCAGTGCATCCCCATGATGGAGATGAGGGGAATCGAACCCCTGTCCAGAATGTAGGTGTCGTCACCTATCCTCAAATGAGGAAGCCAACAGTCGGATTTGAACCAACGACCTTCGCTTTACAAAAGCACTGCTCTACCACTGAGCTATGCTGGCAATTTATGAAATTTAAAGTGTCCCCATTGAGATCCCCATGTATCACCTTTATCTAGTACATAATACTTGTCTTTGCCTAAAATAGCATCAACAGTGAAGTAGTCGGTATCGTGGGATTGACCGTGCCAATGGTCATCTCTCCACTCGAATATTGTATCATATCCTTCCTTATATGTCAAACCCTCCGAATCAAAATTTTGCACAAGAAATTTTTCCCCGATTGAAGTGACCCACATTCGAAATTCCCTGTAGGGTTTGGGGTTGTGGTGATATGCTTGAAATCCTTTGATCCAACCATTTCCAAGATCCTCGTGACATATAAGAATTCTAGCAAACCTGCTCGGATATTGCAACGATTGTTGCTGATTATCAAATTTTCCTATGAGGCATTCACGAAAAGGTATCATCAGGTAATGTTCCAACTAAAGGTACTTCAAATAAGAGAGGATGCATTTCCTCCTCCATCAAATAACTAGAGATCTTTTCAACTTGTTCTATTGTAAATTCTGGGTTGAGTGCTGCTTCACCCTGATTCCATGGATTCTCTAATTCTTCTTTTGATAAAGAATCGAATGTAAATGGCATTCCATTGATAAACCACATCTTAACTATAGATGAGTGATTATCATCGAAATAACAGTAGACAAATTTGGATGACAATTTATATCCTTTAAATGTCATGATGAAATAGCGTCACGTTACTATTTATTCCACTTTATCAAATTTATAGATTACATCGCTTCCCCAAACTACCTTCTCATCTTTCCATCCCTGATCCCGACTCTTATAATAGGAACCGTTAAACTTTACTATAGATCTTACCTCACCACCATTAACAATACATTTGTTTGTTTTAACCTTTCCAGCATAGTAATCCTCAATAGGATTAAACAGCATATCACAACATTCATTGTGATCTTTCCAATCAGTTCTCCAGTTCTCTACTAGAATGATACCCTGTTGTTCAAATACTTTATGCCACTTAAGTCTGTAGTGTTTTTCCTCACCGAGATATTCATACCACTGCTTAGATTCAAATTCATGATCACCAATACGTTTCCATCGCAATTTGACATGAGACCACACAGCAGGGTTTCTACATGCTTGATTCCAATTATCATAGAATCCTTCTAGTTTATCGCAAAAATCATCTAACATAAAAAAAAGGAGGGGTTGCCCCCTCCAGTATAACACGATTTAATCGACTCGTCAATTAGAAAGTGAACTTAGTTCCAATCTTACCTGAGAAGTCAAGATCGTCATCAGCAGTCTGACCATAGATCTCTCCATAAAGAGAAAGATCTTCGTTAAGTGCCTTAGATGCACCAAGGTATCCAGCAAGTTCAACATCACCGAAGTCGTCTGTAGATTCAGTGTGAGAAACTGTAGGACCACCAGATACGTACCATCCAAGTCCAGAAGGTGTTACGCCTTCGTAACCTACTTGGAATTCTAGGTTTCCACTTGTGTACTCACCATCAGGATATGAACCGTTTGCTTCTACATTCACGTATGGACCAGCAAAAGCTGCACCAGCGAAGAGGAATGGAGATGCTGCTAGAGCAGCAATTGTTGATTTAATAGACATGTTTGTTTTCTTGAGTGTCTCGCAAGGGTACTAAAAAACCCTGCGGATGATAGTAAACCCCCGACATGGGGTACTTTATTACATCAGCACAGGGTACGATAGTTTCGGGCCTGTTTCCTTTGTATACTTATTTATAACATAAACTTATGGGTTTGTCAACCCCTTGTGCCAGTTTCTTAATTGAGGTATATTAATGTTCCAGCAACACTTACATTCCCTGCTGTTGCAGTGATTGTAACATCACGAGTGTTTGTTGTCAAATCAATACCTGTCTCTGCTGACACATCAACATTAGCACTTGATTTAATTTCTGTAGTACCAGTATCAATCTTAACCTTTCCTAGTAAGGGACTAGAGGATTTAATGTTTGCACCTAACAATGAATTCATATTAATTGTTCCTGGTTTAATACCATCAAAACTAGGGCAAACCGCATTACCTGTAGCCATGAGGTGCATACTACCAGCAACAGTGCCAAACTTTATATCTCCTGCTTTTGTGTTGATACCAATACCAGTCTTCTTATCAATAATGAATGGACTTGTTGAAATACCAGCAACATCTAATCTATAAGCACCCATAATCTGATGCTTGACATCTCCCATATATTTGATACTCTGGTGACCTGGTGATATTAATGCTTTAGTTCCTCTAGGATCATAATTAACTTCAGTACTCTCAGAAGATACAACCATCTTCTGACCTATAACATATTCTTCTTTATTGGAAGCGATCTGTGTTATTGTACCTGCATGCATCGTAAGAGGACCACCACCCTCTGGTCCTGCTTGTAATTTAATACCGTTGTGACCAATAAGAGTTAATAGATCTGATGCTTCTATGATTACATTAACAGCATCAATTCTCTTATCTGCTTTAATGTCTTCATTGTCATCACCATATAATACTGTTGACCTTGCTACTCCTTTTGTAGGATTCTCAGAGTCTGTCTCGATAGCATTATTTTTATTTGCTGCTGCTTCCTGAATAATAGGACCACCATGCTTCTCTAACTTACCACCAGTAGTGTTTACCATAAACCTACCACCACAGGGGTTGTCCTTACCACCTGGACCAGATACAAAGACAAAATCACCAGACTGTGTGATAGTAAACCCGTGACCTGTTAATTTGTTACGGGCATCTAAATCACCACCATCAGTTCTCAGAACATACTCTTTGTTCTGAAATATAACCGTGACAGTTCTAATGATTTCAAGATCTTCCTTCTCGTCAGCTTGACCAGCTTTAATCTGTTTCGCTCTTAGTTGTTCGTTTCTGTTTATTTCTGATAAAGCCATTAGGGACAATCAATATATGAACCAGTACCAATCTTGGCAGAACCAACCTTAACAAGTGCTTCGGTACTTAAGCAATTGAATGATGGAATCCACCTTGCTCCATATCCACCACCACCAATGATTTGTACTCTTGGATACTTAGCGAATATCTTCTCTCTATTCTTAATTCTAACACTAACAACCAAACCATTCTCAACCACAGCTTCTGCAACAGATGAGTCTCCATTAACATATACATTTGGTCTGCTGGTATAACCAGAACCAGGTGATAACATTGTAAAACTATCAATGATACAACGTTTCTGTGCTGTATCTGGTGAGTTAAGTTTATATCCAAATCCAGGATTTGTCACCCGAATCTCTGATACCTGATTATTCTTATCAAGTAACGCAATTCCTACAGCACCATACCCCTGACCTGTTATAAGGACGGCAGGTGGTTCTGTATATGCAGTACCAGGATTTTCTATAGGAACTTGTATGATACCTCCACCTGGATCAGTTATAGGTGATCCTGCTATTGGTCTTTCAATCTTTTTATAAACTCTATCCTTATCAAGTGAAACTGATTCATCTACCTCATCTAATAGATCCTCTCTACCAAAACCAGATAACTGAGATTCAATAAGAACAGTAGCACTAGCATCAGTACCAATGACACTAAATATCAAACTTTCAGCAGACTCTAGTTGACCATCTTCTTCGATACCAACAACAACAAAAGATTTATTATTCTCAATAACAAACTGACCTAATAAATTACCACCAACGATATCAGCATTTGTAATACCATCACCAAATAACTGGTACTGGAATAGTGTGCCATTTGCAACATTAGTTGTTTCTATGGTATATGTTATAAACTCACCCTCCTTAACAGAATTTCTGTCTGGACTAACCTTATAAGTTGGACCTTCTGTTTCTGCTACTACAGTATCACTATCATTATCATTTGCTAATGAATCAAATACTTCTCCATAATCAAAATTATTAGGATCATTTAAATTTTTAAATGGTGTAGGTATATCATCTGTATCCAAATCTGGATCTGCACTAGATCCTATCTTAGATTTGGTAATAACAACTCTAGCAATACTCTTAGTAAATGATCTAGCAACTGTACCAGGAGTTCCTGGTCTCATCACCACAAAGAAATCTTCAGATGTTTCTAACTCATTTGAATATACTGTCTGTACTTCAATCTCTTTCTCTGTTTCTCCTGGTGAGAATCCCAGTGTACCATTTGTCTCTAAGAAATCTGATACAAATAGTGCAGTTCCTTCTACAGTTCTATAGAATATAGAAGAAGCAATATCAGTCTTACCTTCTCTTCTAATTAAAATCTTAGCTTTGTTACCTTCTGCTACCGTAGTATCAAATGTCCTATAAATTATTCTATCTTCTAATCCAGTAGTAATTGGTTTACCACCAACAAATGTGACTTCAGTACTAGCTAACTTTACAGGTTCATATGCTTCTTCACACGTATAGGTAGCCCAGTCCTCACCAGCACCATCCCATGGATCTTGTAGACTGTCAAGTAGTTCATCTAAAAAGTTCTTTCTCTTATCTGTTTCACACTTAGTAGATACAGATGTAACCTTGTTGCAACTGTTGTCAGGTCCATTACATTGGATACCTAAGAGTTTCAATACATAATTGATTGCTTGACCAATCATATTGAGTGGTGATGCTATAGCACCAAGTAAAGATTGTAGAGGACCAAGAATACTGGATAGTAAATCCTCCATCAAAGACTGAATCTTATTAAGGATACCAGCAACCATCTTGTCTACTTGACATGCAGCAGCTTTGTAGATATCAAACAAATAACCAAAGATAAGATCCTCTAAGAACTTCTCTAAACGCAATCCAAGATCTGCCATAGAACATCCAAGATCTGCTAACATATTATTAAACCACTTTGTCACTGGAGTGAGAGCATTACCTGTCTCATCAGGACGTAGAATAGCTTTAATAAGATCGTCAACAGCTCGTTTAATCTTCTCTAATACAAATCCTTTGACCTTAGCAACAAATTTTCTAACAATATAGATCGCTTTGTTTACATACTTTCTACCAATGTCAACATAATCATAGATCTGACCAGTCCACTGGTTAACAACATATGTTCCTAACTGACCATTACTCTGTTGAGTATCACGGAGCATCTCACTTAAGAGACGTTTGAACTGTCCGTTCAATTCACCCGTACACTTGTCAGCAACTTCTACTGTAAAATTAATACCTGCTCTATTAGATTCAGATGCATCAGCAAACTTTGCTATAGTTAAATTGTTAACACCATTAGTGATTTTTTCTGAAGGAGTACCATCTAAAGGAACACCTGCATTAACAGGATCAAATTCAATTGGTTTTTGTGGATCTTGATCTAATTGTTTAACATCTTCATCAATGAATGTTGTAAAATTCTTACACCCTTGTCCAGGATTAGGATCCTCTCCTGGTGATGTTCCAGAATTAGCGACCTGTCCAATAGATCCCATGATAACAGGTTGTTGCTGTTCTTTATCTAAAAAGAACCCTATAACCCAATCACCTGGCTCCAACTGTGGCGTTGCTGAACGCACAGCACCAGATGAATATGGAGTAGTCACAGGCATCATAGTGATTGCCCATGGCAAGTCCTTACTCTCTACAGCACTACAGGATCTAGGATGGTGTCCTATGATCCTGACTTTGTATCTTCCAGAACGTTTAGGATCTTTATTCTCCTCGCCGTCCTGAGAATGCATAGGCGACTCAATCTGTCCGATCCACCAGGCAAACCCGTCGGATCCAATTTGGTGAATTGGAAATAATTGATTAAGTCCTTCCATATCAATCGTCGTACATTAAGCACTCAGGCTCGTCTGGATGGTTCTCACAGAAGAGTTCTATAGCATTAGGATCATGGTGATCTCCTGCTTCAATCTCCTTCTTGTGATGTCCAACATACTCCTGAAGTTCTTTGAGTTCCTCTTTATAATGCCTACGTGCAGCAGGATTAGTCTGAGGATCATCAAGGATCTCTTTGTCTTTTTTAATATGTTCTTCTATAGTATTCATGTCTTTTTACTCGTCTGTTTTTGTGTCCTCGTAACCCCATGAGTCACGAATTAAGTCCAATACAGTATAGACGCTTCTGGAAGGTCTGTCAAATTGATGATTGAGTTTCCTGATAAGATAGATACCACTATTCTCTGGATCAAATGATCCCAACTCTTCCTTACTATCTTCAGGAACCATGTTTGGTATCTTAACTTCTATCTTCTGCCCCACTCGCAAATCTAGATTCCCTGTAACAGATATAGCTAATTGCTGATTGAACAATGTACCTGCACGTGAGATAGATTGTACCAAGTACTGCTTTTGGAAATCTGTAATTTCACTAGGTTCATCACTGTCATCAGAAGCATCGTTTGATGCTACTTCAGTTCCATTGTACCAATTTTCATGATTGATTACAGAAGATAATCGTCTAGTTGCATACTGAGATAATTGTTTTTGTCCCTTTGGTAGATCCGTTTGTGGACCTATGTGAGCCATTTGATCCCAGCTTTCACTTAATTTATATGTGTATTCCGTATAAACACCAGTATTTATGTCAAAAAATGAACATTCTGTAGAATACGCACCTTCTCTAAGTTTTCTCATCATGTCTATCTCAGACCTGAATGAAAGTTCTTGAATCTTTCTATGTCCCTTACTTTCTGTAGCATCTATATTTGCTGGTTCGTACTCATATGTTGCAACAGCACCAGAACCATTAAATTTTTTAGGATCTGGTGAGACTACAGAATCTATACTCTTAAAATTAAATCCGTCACGATCTTCCCAAAAGAAATATCCAGAACTACCCTTAAGTTTTTTTGCATCTTTAACATCATCAGATTTAGTATCAACAGTGCTACTACCACTACCATCAGAAATACTTGAAGAAGTCTTGGAGGAACCTGCTGTAAACATATCCTTAGATATTGCTTTAGGTTGTAGATCTCTGATAACAGCAAATGGTGCTTTACCAGCAGGAATTACCTTGATCTTATTAACAGTCTCTTCAACTTTTATCTTACCATCAGGTACATTAAGATAGTTTATAAGAAGAGACTTAACCATTCCAGACGCAGTATTAGTAAGAACTTTATTTACTTTAACACCTTCATTAGTAAGTGCTTGATCTCCAACCAATCCTAAAGTATATCCTTGTCCCTTATCAGTCAGAATTCTATTAGCCACCTTCCAGACACGAAAGTCAAATTGATGATCGTCACCTTTGTGATCTGTAACTGCAACAACAAGTTTCTCAAACCCAGTAAGAGGCATGTCGGCAGGGAGGTTGAGTGCTTTATCAAGAACTACTAAAGTACCAGATATAGACGGTGAGAGTAAATCCTCAACATATTGAAAACTAGAAAATGCATCTTGCAGATATGCATAAGGTTGACCAGTCTCCTCACCAACTTTCCAGATAGCAATAAATTTTATTGTATATTGTTCTGCTTTTAATTGTGTACTTTCTATTGCCATTTATCTATATGGGGAGTATACAAATTGATAGTCACCGACCTGAGTTTCTGCTACATTATCAATATGAGAGATTCCTTCTCCCTCAGTCACATTCTCATTATTAGTATTATTATTCATATTAATGATTTCTGGATTCAACTGGTTTTTAGTTAACCTCTTTAAAGACTGCTCTTTAGAAGACATATCAACAAAAGCAGATCTTTCACGAGAACTTTCTGGAGGAGTCAAATCTGGTTTAGGACCAGTGTATCTAGGATCATTATAGTATGCATTTGGACCATGCATCTGATCATATTGAGCAGTTGGATCTGGGAATATAAAATCAGTGAGGAAACTTGCAATGCCAAGTGCTTTTGATCCAACTTTAGCAGTACCTTTGAGTAATGGTGACAACTTACTCATCAAACCCATACCTTTACTTGTTGCTGGTGATGTCATCATCTGCCTAGCCATGTTAGCAGCTGTACTATTAGGATATTTGCCACCCAATAATCTCTGAGCTAAATTCAATCCCTTAGTTGCTTTATTAGGTTTAACAGCAACCTCTGGTGACAAACCTAATTTTCTCAACCAATTAGGCAATCTTATACCAGAATTTTTAGGTTGTAGTATATTTAATACCTGACCTCTGCTATTCATCATATTGTTGAGACCAGTTCCTGGAAGACCTTTAACACTGAAAGGATTCAATCCAGTAGCACCAGGTCTAGCATACTTAGCAGCATCAAAGAAATCTGGTGTTAGGAATGATTTACCTTTACCAGCCCAACTCATAGCATTGCTAGGTTTGAATCCACCTGAGAATATACTACCTGCTCTAGCATTACTGGTTCCGTGATATAAGTTCTGTAAACTACCTGCACCACTTAAACCTGGACCTCCAACACCATAACCACCAATAACTTGTCCACCATAACCACCACCTGTACCATTATTGCCTTTGAACAGTCCAAATATGTCCCACCATGAACGTCTATTTTCAGATTGCTCTTTCTTAAATGTCTCTTGATTTCTTCGTTCAGTTTGTACTGTCTTAGTCTCTAATAGATTATTAACCCTACGAGAGATACTTGAAGGTTCATTAAATGAAGCAGCAACAGGATCGGTTATTTCTTTTACTGATGTTTTTAATCCAGTAAATCCTGGCATTCCTCTGACAGCATTACCAGTAGAAGCCATAATTCCCAATCCAGCAACTTGGAGTGGCAACTTCATAGCATCAAGAAGTTTTTCTTCAGTGAACTTATCTCTCTTAAGAGATTTCACTGGAGACTTCATAACATTACCAGATCTCTCAGATGGATTCTTAGCAAAGAAGTTCATCGATGGCATCTGTAGAGGAGCAGATGGTGTTATTGAAGATGTTCCTGATTCATACTGTGCCTTACGAGTTACACCATCAACAGCACTTGGTTGTCCCTGTGTATAATTGTTATCTAATGGTGTGATCATCTCATCACCATGTAACCTGACTAGGTATCCACTATCAGGACCAGAGACTATACCACCCTGTTCAAAGTTAGGAACATCAACTCCACCAAAATCACCTAACTCATCGTTATCTACATCAAGATTATTCTCAAATTCATTATCTTTCCTTATCTTTTCTGGATCCTCACCAATGTCAGTAAATCTTTCTGTACCAGATAAATCATCCTCTTTTTTTAATGTTCTCTTAACAGCAGTGGTTTCTGCTTGATCAACTTGTTGTTTAGCAAGTGCCATTTGCTGATTCAATATATCAGCGATAGCATCTAACTTGTCACCTATACTATCACTACTAAATTCAAGTCCCTTAGCAAGAGCAAGATTAGACTCTTTTGCAGCACTAATTTCAGTCTCTAAATTAGACTGTTTTTGATTGATAGAAGAAACAGTTCTGTTTAATGATTCTGCAATAGCAGCAAAGAATACACCTAGTTTCTCATCCTTAACTTTAACTGGTGCTTTGTTCTTACTACCAGTAGGTTCATAGCTCTTAGTACCTGATGATAGTAGTGGAGTCTGTGGTTGTATATGATGCTCTCTATGTGGAGTCGCAATGTGGGGGAATGGATTCCCAATCAACCTTTCCTGAATCTGAGCATTGTTTGCTTTAAATGGTCCTACTGGACTAGCAAATGGTGTACTCTGCCCTCTAGCAAAATAATCAGGATAACTAAACTGATCTTGAAAACTACCTCTCCTAAACATTTTAGGAGTCATCATATATTTTAATGCTTGACCAAAAAATTCTCCTTTACGTAGTCCCAAATTATCTTTGTCAAGCTGATTAATCTCTGCACCTTGCATGGCACGAGCTTTCTCAGTCTTACCCATACTGGCAGCATCAAGTAGAGCACCAATAATTTTGCCCTCTGCTCCTGCTGTAAATGTAGAACTGTATCTGGCCATCCTATCCTACTAACTTTGCTGTTTTAATCAAATCAAGGTTATTACTCGCCATCCTAAACGTATTAGAATTTTTAACAACAGTTTTGTTGATTATATTGTTATTTAACACAACTACCTTCATTGAACCAGATGTCTCTTCAAGATCATTATACATTTTACTATCATCTAAGAAATTATCTACTTGATTAAGTGCTATTGTTGATTGAATATCTGGTGCAACATTTGATGATACTTTCTTGGGAATTAAATGTTTCAAATGAGGATGCATCTTCTCATTAAGAGATTTGTCACGTAATAAGTCTAGTGTTGGTTTATTTCTTCTTTCTTTTACATCATTAAACCATTGAGATTTTACTCCAGGTCTGTTATCAGGATCAGCAAATTCTAATTGTCTTGCTGCTTCCATAAAGTCACCTTTTTCTAATGCTTTACGCATCGATGGAAAATTATTTAAGAAATTTGGACCCATGTTGTACACTAGGTCTAACAGTGCTGTTTTCTGATTATCAGTAGCACTATTCCAACCAGGAAGTTTCTTTGCAGCAGCTAAATGATGCTCGAAGTCCATTTCAAACAACTCCATAGCTCTTTCATCACTAATCCTATCACCAACTTGTAAATTACGAATGTCTGCTGGAGAACCAGCATCAATTAAATGACCATATCCAACAGTAGGTTTTAAATTAGTGTCCAAATATACATCATTTCTAAATCCTTCCATCTCTTTGAGATATTTCTTTCTAAAACCATCATCCTGAGCAGGGGCAGCAGGGTTCAGTTTACTTAGAATATTATTACCACTTGGAGATACTCCTCTAGCAGCCATTATTAAACCAACGAGATTTCTACTATTAGAATATGCAGTTGTTGAATCAGGTTCATAGAAATCAACACTAGTATGCCATCCTGACATATTACCTGCGTTATTTGGTTGTAGTTCTGCTTTATTAGGTACAGCTGTACTCACAAATCCAACCTTACCAAGATATTGACCACCTCGAATCTTTTGACCTTTCTTGACAGCAATTCCACCATCAGGGAAGTGTGCATATAATGCATCAAATGGTTGTCCATTACTAGGATCTATACTTCTAACAACTACAACATTGCCATATCCTTCACCATATAATAATCCTGTTTCCATAACTTCTCCGTTAAACAATGCATAGTTGCTTTTAAAATCGTCATAACTAAAATCAAGTCCAGGTTCATTTGACATATCTGGACCTTGTTCACCATGAAATCGAATGGCTTTTTTACCACCAGTAATCATGTGCCTACCAAATCTAACAGTATCAAAAAACATGTCTACTGGATTAAAACCACCTGTACCACCCTCTTTTTCTGTGGCATCTTTTTCTGCTTTTTCTACCATATCAGATTCTGCTGCTTTACTCTTAGCCCAATCACTAAGATTTCCTGCACTCTGTTGTGTAAAAGTATTAGAACTAATTGATTTAGGTGGAGCAGTTCTAACACCAGTATTGTAAGATATACTTTTAATGGCAAATGGCAATGTACTAATCTTACTACTAATACTTTTAGAAACACCGAGATCCTGTGCCATCTTCATACTAGTAGATACTAACATATCACCAATATGTTGAATGTGACTTGATGGCATACCACTCGTGCGATCCATCGACTGAATGTACTCTGTACCATGTAACATACTGACTCCTCTATTTGTCAAACCGTATCTGTTACCTTGTTCAAATCCACCCTCTCCTGGTGGAGGTGGCAACCCTAGTGGATTGAAACCAACATCTCTACCAATATCAACAGCAGTCACACCCCATCCTAGTATAGGTATTGCACTAAGAAGTGACAAGAAAGCACCAGTTCCATCACCCTGTGATGCTCTATATGCTGCTTCACCTAATGCTATTGCTGTACCCAAACCTGGTATAAATTTAAATAACTTTCCTCCAGATTTTTTAGCTGCTTTACCTGCTGCTTTCTGTGTAGTCTTATTTGCAGCTTTAACTCCTGCACCTGCCATGTCTAAACTTAACTGTTGACCAACTTTTTTCTTACCTATGTCTAAAGATAGTTGTTGAGCAGTTTTTTTAGTAATTTTTCTACGTCCACCTTCTGCAACAGTCTCTATTGTGGGTTTTGTAATAGAATCAGGATCATTAACCAAATTTTTAACAACATTATCCAACATATCACTATCAGCAGCTTGTGTTGCTTTCGTCACTGCTTCTTGAGAACCACCAAAAATTGTACTTTTACCCAAATCCTGCATAATCTTTGTAACACTCTTTAGGTTATTTGGGTTATCCACTCCCATAACCTTTTTCATATAACTTCTACCTCGACCTTTTTCGATAATATTCAAACCTACAGGAGAACTAGCTGTTTGTGCAACAAATTCAGCAGCTGCAACTGGTCCTTTTTTAAGGAGAATATTTCTAAACGCAGGAGTCTGTGTAATTGTCTTTACAAGTTTGCTTACTCTACTACTTCTAAAACCTATCTTAGTAAGACTTCTTCTTATAACAGACTCTGTTAAACTTTTTTTCGCTACTCCTTGTGTAAGTTTCTTAAAACCTAACTTCTCTAATATAACTCTACTAGCACCCTTGACTAGTTTATCACTTAAACCTCCAAGTATCGCTCTACCAGTATCACCAAGATTGGTCGCCATAAACCTTCTGGTACTTGAGAGATCTCTTACTCTCTCTAATTCATTCTCTTTACCAGCTACCTGAGCTCTATCTTTAAGAATGTTCTGATAGGCAAATTGCTCATTATATAATGTTAAAATCTTATCTAATTTACCTGCAACCAACTCATTATGATCAACTTGCAAGTCAACACTACCTTGTTGAGTTGTTTTTATATTAGATAAAGTAGATAGACTTTTGGATATTCTTTGATCTAATTGAGTTAATTTAGAATCTATACCAACACCAAAAACACGAGTAACATATTCTCTTAGTTGCTCATCTTTTACTGGTGTATGATCATCATCTTTTAGAAGATCGTCAACCGCACGGTCAACGTCTTCATTAGACTTTTTTTCTTCTTCTTCCTGCTTCTCTGTTCTAGGAAAATTTGCAGCAAATCTTTTTGCTTTAGTAGATGCCCTATCAGTTTGTTTAGCAGATTGATTTGGATTAAGAACACCTATTGTTCTTGAAAATAAATCTCCACCAAATTCAGTCCCTAATGCTTTAACAAATAAATTACCACTATTCGCAACACTCAGACCAGCTTGTTTATCCTTCTCTTGTGCGTCTGATTCTGCTCTAGCCATGCTGACAGCACTAGAAATCTTACCCCCAATAAAAGAGGCAGTATCACCACTATATGTTGTAGAGTACCTAGCCATTCTGTTGTGCTTGCTTTTGTTTTACTTCTTCTAGATATTGCATTAAAAACGCTACATAAACCTCACGTTCCCAAGGCATCCAATTTTCTACTTCTGTCAAGCTGTATTTATGGTACTGCATGAGAGCAAAATTCATTCTATAGTACCCTTCCAGATTATTGTGGAAGAGTGCTACACGAAAAAACTCTGTAGTCCCTCCAATGTATATTCAGAATCTACACCAGTATTGGGGTTTACCACTGTAAACTTATGACGTAGTTTTGGAGATGTTTCATAGAATTGTTGAATTTTCTCAAACTGCCTAGTAGTCAATCCTTCAACAAATGTGCGGAATTCCTTCTTTGTAGTGGTAGTTGAGTCATATACATCTTCAGAGTCATATATCTGATCTATGCTTTCAGAGATTAATTCAAAAACTTCTTCTGCATCCAATTCTTTCTGTAAAAAGTCCAATTCAATGAATCTCTTCATACTTGGATATTTCATCACAATACCCATTTCATCAGTTAACTCAATTTTGTTAGTATGACCTTCTGGTTTAAAAACTTCAATATCGTCAATATTAATAGTTGTCTCTGCTTTTGTTTCATTGTCATCAAGACAAGTCACATTTATAGTGATGGTTTCTCCAATAGAAGCACCTCTAATCTTTAAAAACAGATATTCCAAATCAAACAAAGGTAATGTTTCTACCTTAATTCTCGAAATAACGCAATTTTTGATTAAATCCTTAACAGCAGCAGTAATCTGTTTATCGTCTTCTGACTCTAATGCTAGTAAAAGTACTTTTTCCTCTTTTACTAAAAATGGTCGATATTTGACGGATTTGCCTGTAGAAGGTAATTCTAACTCATAGGTGGGATAACCAAGTTTCGGTAATGCCATAAAAAACTAATTCAAGTCGTATATTTATATATAGCGACTTTTTAAGGTAAAAATGTGCGGAGAAATTTTTCCCTGTTTTATGGAATCAAAAAACCGAATTTGCTAAGGTCCAGTTGTTAATGAAGCACCTGTTGGTGTCCTACCGTCATTAAAAGGATTATATAATGCTGATTTTCCTTGTTCGACGTAAACAATTGTATGTCGTACATAGTGGAAGTTAACTGTGACCCTAGTGACTTGAGATGCTCCATAAGATAATGGGACAGCATCTATAGCATAAGGATAAGAACCCTCTAACAAATATGAAATGGAAGGTCTATCACCATATCCATGTGCTATTGGAGTTCTTACATGTGGACCAAGTTCAACCTTAGTAATCCTAGTCGTAGTCGTATAATTTTCAGGATATGCAAGTCTGGTCCTCCTTTCTCTTGTCTTAGGTGCTACTTGCATAAGACGTTCCACTCCATCAGTTCTTGTTGTGTCAAGGAGTTCAGTTTTAGGTCTATCAAGAAATATACTATCATACCAAGTCTGAAAGAACTTTAGTTGAGTTAAATTTGCATCACAAAGGAATCCTAAAGAAACATCAGTATATAATCTAGTATGAGGATATTGAAATGGTCCTTCACCTAGAAATCTTCCTGCCATTTGTGCTGTAGCAGATTGTACGTTTGGTAATTGTGCTTCATCACACATCAAAGTTAACGGTTCTTTATTACCACCAGGAATCTTATCAAATTGCACGAGATAGGTGGTCGTACGGGACATTCCCCCGTAAGATCCTATTTTACTCATTAAGTTCTTTATACCCGACATAAATACAAATAGTGGAATGTATATTATATATGGCAAAATCAGGACTCTATAAACCTAATAACCCTAAAAAGTACAAAGGTAATCCTACTACCATCATCTATAGATCGTCTTGGGAACAGAAATTCATGAAATTCTGTGACAGAACAGGTTCGATTGTTGAATGGGGAAGTGAGGAATATATTATACCTTATAGGTGTCCTACAGATGGTAAACGACATCGATACTATCCTGACTTTTATATTAAAGTCCGTAAAAAAGATGGAACGTACGCTAAGTACATAATTGAAATTAAACCAAAGAAACAAACAAAACCACCGTATGATCATAAAGATAAAAGATCTGTTTCCTATAAGAAAGCTTGTCTAACGTTCGCTAAAAACCGTGCTAAATGGGATGCTGCTGAAGACTACTGTGAAGATAGGCAGATGGGTTTCTTAATATTAACTGAGGAAAACCTAGGAGTGTAGGAGTATGAACAATGGCACAAGGATTTGGAGAGATACAGCGTAATACTGTAAAAAATGACACTGGTTATGAAACAATCTTTGAGAGAATAACTCAAAAGACTGGAGGCGATAAGCAAACCCTTACATGGTATCGGAATGCTGTAAGGCAAGAAGTAGTAAGATATAGACAAGACAATACAAAATTTATACGTGATGAGAGATATGATTCATTAGACCCTGAAGATGAACAGGATGAAAATGTACTAAGAAGATTTGCAGTACAAGGTCACATGTATCTCTTTGAATACAAGGCACAGTCAAAATATTTACCTTATTGGGACAAGTTTCCGCTTGTATATTGTATTAAATCAGATCCAAATGAATTCTTTGGAGCTAACTTACACTATATGACACCTAAGAAAAGGATACTTGCAATAAGAGATCTATTGAATGGAAGGATCAACTTACCTAAGGCTTGCTTCCATAAATATCTTAAGTCTAACATAGATGGACTTCTTTTAGACTTGTCTGCTGAAGAATGGGATACAGCAATCCTTCTACCAGTAGAAGATTTTGTTATAACTAGAAAGAGTTCCGAGTATAACTTCTCTAAAGAAGAAGTATGGAATGAAACAAATGAAAAATTCTACGACAAAATCAAAGCACGTAGAATGATTCGTGGATATGGAACACAACAATCAGTATCAATGGCACGATAATGGGAGCACAACTACAAGGACAAACAGTTACGGTACAATTACCTGAGAACGCTACATGGATTTGGGGTGCAGGTAACGCTTTCACAGATAAGGACGGAGGTTGGTGGTCAAATGGTAGAATTTACTATGATGCTACAACTGACACGTATTATCGAGAGGAATTTTATGATGCTAATAGTGATAACTTAGCTGGTGAAGTTTACTTTGCTACTGAGGCTCAGATTAATCAAGTATTAGCAAAGCCAGGTGTTCAAGAGAGGGTAGCGACAGCAAAAGGACAATTAACAACTAAGGTAGAAGATGGCACATTTAATTTAGATGGTCCTGAAATAGATACTGTAAATGATGCTCCATATTTAAGACTAGCACAAGAAAGAACAGGATTAACTATATCTCCTGCTGCAAGAGGAGGTTCTACTGGTAAGGGAGGAGAAAGTCTAAGGTATCCTAACTCATCTTATTATGAAAAAGATTCTGACTATGTGATGTTTGAATTTGGTAGATACATTCCAGCTTTCTTAGCAGATTCAAATAGTAAAAAGAAAGAGGCAGATGGTAAAGCATCTACTTCTCAAAGCATACCTAAAAGATATGCAGATTATAATCGTTCTGCATCAAACTTTAAACCTATCACTGATGATCCAAGTTATAGACCAATTATTATGTACATGCCTCAAGATTTATCGACTGAGGTAAAGACATCATGGAATGGTAAAGCATTTAGTAACGTTGGTGCGAAAGCAATTGCAGCAGCTAATGGTAAGTTCAGCAATATAAATGATTACAATCTTCCTGAAGGTATTAAATCAACCTTCGCTGCTTTGTTTACCAATGCTATCAACTCAGTTCCTGGCGTTGCTGGTAACTTAACGTTGAATGATGTTACTGGATCTACAAGAGGTGTGGTACTAAACCCAAACGTAGAAGTTTTGTTTGATCAACCAGATCTAAGAGAGTTTGGATTAAAGTTTAAGATGACTCCTCATAATGCAGAAGAAGCAAAGATTATCAGAGCAATCTGTAGAACATTCACACGTGCTTCACTACCAGGATTTGGTGACACAAATGGTGCTAGTTGGATTGGTGATGCTGGTAAATCAAAGAAGGATAAACAAACTAGTATTGGTTCAGGAAATATGATATCAGTACCACATTTGTGTAGAGTATCTTTCATGCAAGGTAAGAGTTTACATCCATACCTAACACAGTATAAAACATGTGCTTTAACTAGAGTACAAGTAAACTATACACCTGATGGAAACTACTCAACGTATGCAGATGGTGCTCCCGTTGCAACAGAATTATCCTTAGACTTTCTAGAGACAAAACTTATCTTTAGACAAGAAATATCAAACGGAACCGCAAGTCTCTAATGTTCTTCTCACTACTACCAAGCATAGAATATGCTAAATCTCCTATCAGTTATCCGTTCTCGGAATCTGACTATGTTCTTGCAAAGAATTTCTTTAAAGGATATGTACTGGATGAAAACGTATTTGAATATGCAGTATACTTTGACAAGTATGTCATACAAACTGGTGAAAGATTAGATACTATTGCACTAGATTTTTATGGCAATCCATTCTATGATTGGGTCATAGCAATAACAAATAACATGGTGAATCCTGGTTATGATTTACCAATGGATGATAATGCTGTCAGAATATATGCTGAAGATAAGTATGGAGATGAAGCATACTCAGGTGTACATCACTATGAGACTACAGAATATAAAGACATAAGAGGAAACATACTACAACCTACTGGTCTTAGGGTAGACAAAACATTCTACGATGGATCACATAAGTTTAATAACGGAGCTAGTCTAGTCACTCTATCAGGTCCAGCACTATCAAGACCAGTAAACAACTTTGAGTATGAGATACAACAGAATGAAAAGAACAGAGAGATCTACATACTAAAACCATCTCTGTTAGAAGTATTTGTTGAGAGTTTCAAAAAGTCTAACAGATACACAGAGTCTACTGATTTTATCAGTCAATCTTTAAAGAAAACAAGTTCAACAATATGATATTTTGGATTGGATTTACTCTCATGTTTTTCAATGAGGGTTTCGTCATGATGAGACATGTATCACCACTCGCTGCACAGATCAGAGAGGAACTCATCAAAGACTTAGGTGATACTTGGCAGAAGATTCATTCAACCTTAGACTGGTTGTGGATCTTCTTTGTTGTGTTAGGATTAATATTCACACAGCATAGAGCACTTGATGTGTTTGCACTCGTAACATTCTGGAGTGCTGCACTTTGTCTCATTTACCTACCGATGTGGTTGAAAAACTCTCAGGCATAAAAAAACCCCGAAAAAATTTTCGAGGTTTTATGTAATTGAAAAGTCAATTTTGACTACGGTGCTGGTTGCTGCGGTACAGGTTGTAAAGTTACCATACCTTCGTACACTACTGGTGGTTCACACTCAGGAGTGCCATGTGCATGCTCCATTAGATGCTCAACCTTTTGATTAAGTTCTTCAAGTAATTGAATGACATAATCTACACGAGGATCTTCAACAGGTGCTCCTTCAGGTACTGTGAAAGTTCCATCTGGTCCTGTAGTGATGACAACGTTAGCATCGTTTGGTGGTGTAAAGTTTTCTTCGTTCATTGGTTTTACTTAGAGATTAGTTCTGGTAGTTCATCCTCTCTCTGCTTCTTAGCAGCGTCAGGATAAATTCTTTTATCATCATGCTCG